GAAATCATTACAAGAAGTTTGTAATACAACCCACTGAATTTATTCATAAAAACAATATCCCTTTCATTGAAGGTAATGTAATTAAATACATCTGTAGATGGAGGGACAAGGGTGGAATGAAGGACTTGGATAAGGTTATTCATTATATTGAACTACTTAAGGAGTTAGAAAGTGGCAACAAAGAACGATGTAACAGGAGACAGTCTCGTATCAAAGCCTTTATCCAAGGATGGAGAAGAGAATTGGGATCGAATCTTCGGAAAAAAGATGAGAGAACAGAAACTAACAGTGGAGGATATGGACCAATTGTCCATGCCAAAACATAACAACAATGGTCGGTCATCAGAAAGCTAAGCATGAATAGAACATTCTACGAACTGTGTGAAGATTTAAAGAAGTTAGACGAGATAACGTTAATGGAACTACTTAATCTTACATCAGAAGAGATAGTTGATTCTTTTCAAGACAAAATAGAAGACAACTTTGACAGGTTGTCAAGAGAAATAAATAACGAACTAAAGGATTATGATACATATGAGTAGTTTACCAAGTGTTTACCAGGAAGTAATTGCGATGAGCAGATATGCTCGTTACATTCCTGAAAAAAATCGCAGAGAGACATGGGAAGAAACAGTAACACGTCTTACTAATTACCTTAAAACTAAAGTAACACTAGATACAGATACTTGGGATGAACTATACAATTCTGTTTTAAAGTTGGAAGTAATGCCTTCTATGAGGCTTTTAATGAGTGCTGGAGAGGCCTGTGAAAGAGATAACATCGCTGCTTATAATTGTTCTTATCTTGCTGTTAATAATAAACGTGCTTTTAGTGAAGCTTTATATATACTCATGAACGGTACAGGAGTTGGCTTTTCTTGTGAACGTCAAGAGATTGCTAAACTACCAGAGATTCCTTCTGAATTAAAACAATGTGATGATGTAATTGTAGTTGAAGATAGTAAACTAGGCTGGGCTAAAGCCTTTAAGAAACTAGTATCATCCCTTTGGGAAGGTGATATACCTACATTTGATTACAGTAGAGTAAGACCAGCTGGAGCTAGACTTAAAGTGTTTGGTGGTCGTGCTAGTGGTCCTGAACCTTTAAAGAAACTATTTGAGTTTGTAGTACACACATTTAAAGGTGCAGTAGGACGTAAACTAAACTCTATTGAAGTACATGATATTATGTGTATGATTGGAGAGATTGTAGTAGTTGGTGGTGTTAGAAGATCTGCTCTTATTTCTCTTTCTAATCTTACAGATAAACGTATGAGAGATGCTAAAACAGGAGCCTGGTATAATGATAATTCACACAGAGGACTTGCAAATAACTCAGTGGCATACACGGAGAAACCAGATAGTGAAACTTTCATGGAAGAGTGGCTCAGTTTGGTTAAATCCAAATCAGGTGAACGAGGAATCTTTAATCGTGTTGCTGCTCAGAATCAAGCAAATAAATGGGGAAGACGAGATCCTACTCTCAGTTACGGAACCAACCCATGCTCAGAGATTATCCTTCGTGATAAACAATTCTGTAATCTTACGGAAGTGGTTGTACGGGAAAATGATACCGAATCTACCCTTACTAAGAAGGTCAGGCTCGCAACAATACTTGGAACTATCCAATCAACCCTAACTAACTTTCAGTTTCTATCGTCTGAATGGCTTAAGAATACGTCTGAAGAAAGACTATTAGGAGTTAGTTTAACAGGTATCATGGATGCTAAGATTACTAACAACCCTGATCCTAAAATGTTAGAGAGGTTAAGAGATGTCTCTAGGACGACAAATGAGGAATATGCAAAGCAATTTGATATCCAACCTTCTGCTTCTATTACTTGCGTTAAACCTTCAGGTACTGTGTCACAGTTGGTTGATTCCGCTAGTGGCATCCACGCACGTCACAATAATTTTTACATTAGACGTATACGCATGGATAAAAAAGATCCTATCTATGACTACTTAAAATCTATGGGAGTAGCTGTAGAGGATGAAGTATTTAGACCTGATTCAACAGCAGTCTTTAGTTTCCCTATGAAAGCACCTAAAAATGCTATCCTTAGGAATGATAAAACAGCTATTGAACAGTTAGAGATTTGGTTAATATACCAAAGACACTGGTGTGAACATAAACCTAGCGTTACTATTTCAGTAAAAGATGATGAATGGCCTGAAGTAGGATCATGGGTATGGAAGCACTTTGACGAAATTAGTGGTGTATCTTTCTTACCATATTCTAATCACACATATCAACAAGCACCTTATGAAGATTGTAGTGAAGAAGAGTATAAAGAACAACTAGCAAAGACTCCTAGTCGTATAGATTGGGCTGACTTTCTAGAACAAGAAGATAATACTACTGGTCAACAAACCTTAGCTTGTACAGCAGGAGCATGTGAACTATGATAGAATATGAACTAAGCTTAATTAGTGGAGCTTCACTAGGGATTGAGTTCCTTAATGATGAATACTTTACCTACACAGTTATTGACTTACTAATAGTACGATTAGTACTATCTAAAGAGAAGCCCTCATAAGGGCTTTTTCTTATTGTCCACCCCATTTACGATTTTCTGCAGCAGATTTCCTACGTTCCACTTGATCTTCTTCCCTAGCTTTTTGTTCAAAAGTTTTAGTCTTAACATCAAACTGTTTAGCTAACCACTGTTTAAATCCACCACCAAATTCACTTGTTGCTCGTAATGTTTCACCTGCTTGAGGAACTGTTTTAAGGAGATACTTACCTACATCTGTAGCTATAAGATCCCAATCATCTTCTACGTTATAGATATTACGTCTATTATATAATTCATAGTTAGCAGCTAATTGGAATAGGGCTTGTAATGTAGGATTAAATGTAATAACAGCAGACAATAAAGAATAAGGATCTTTCTTACTTGCAGATATTTCACCTACAGCATCAAATAAATGTAGTACCCCTGCACGTCTAACCTTAGAATCTTGATCTCCTGTTAGTGCTTGTGCAAAAGAATCAAGTAAAGGATAAACAGCACCTATAGCAATTGCTGTAGCTAAAGCTGCATCTGTACCTTCTTTAAACTGTTTAGATTTCTTAACCTTAGGATCTAACATTAATAGGTCTTTACTAGTATTAAGTAAAGAACTTAACATACCATGTTTGTATCTTGCAAATATAACAAATGACGGATTTTGTAGCACTTTAGCAGTCATTCGAGACACTTGTGCTCCTAATATCTTTTCACCTACACGACTAGGCAAACGATAAGAAGGCATGTGTCGTTCTACTGACTTAATTGCAGTAGGTAAATCTACTTTACCTTTAGTCATTGTTTCCATAACAAGCTGTGTATAAAGAATATCACGAACAGTCCACATAGACTTGTTAGAAAACTTAGAGATACCTTCATATAGGTCTAATGGAGACCTACCTAAACGTTTTGCATACTCTACAAATTTAGGATCTTTACTAGTAAGAGTAAGATTTTCTTTAAATGCTTTATCTAATAGAGTATTGTTACGAACATTAGCAGACATAACAGATCCACCTTGTCTCATAATCTCTCTAAACATAGGGCCTCTATCCATTACTTCCATAACAGCTTTAGGAAGAGTCTCAGCAAATTGTAATATACCTTTAGGTGTTAAAATACCACTAGCACCCCGGTTAATAAACCAGTGAACTAACTCATTGTGCATATGTGGTAAAGGGTTTAACATCATATTTTTAACAAGACCATTACTAGCCTCAGTTAAAAAGTTAGGTTGCCATGTCTTATTAAAATCACTTAAAATTTCTGCAACTCTAGGTTCAAATACATAGTTATTTAATTGAGGAAACTTTTCAAGGTTTTCAGGACGTACAAACCCTTGAGGAGCATTAACTCCAGGTTTAATTTCATGAGCTACTTCTTTAAAGTAATCTGAGTTTTTAAATTGTTTAATCCACTCATTAACTCTGGCAAGGTCTCTAAGTTCTGTTAGTCTAGTACCAGTAACAGCACTAAGATTACGAGAATATCTATATGGAGTGTTTAATTCAATTTCATCTAAAGTAGCTTCTTTTAAAGTACCTCTACCTAACTTATCTCCAGCTTTAAGTTCTTCCCCTGCTCTTTGCATATATTGTTTAGGAGTACCTTTTTCCCATTTAACAATAGAGTCTCCTTTAAAGGACACAATATTACGGGTACCATCAGGAAACTCATGAGCAAATATAGCACGTTCTTTAGCTGCAGAAGGAAGCAGGGCAGTAGCAAAGTCCTGGTTTAAACCATACTTATCTCCTGCAAGTTTATCTTTTATATATTGCCAGGCAGACTTCTTTTCAGGCATACCATAACGAGGAGCATAACCACCTACTTTAGTAGGATCTAATTCAATTTTAGGTACTAAACCTTCATCATGTAAGTATCTATTAAGGTCTGTAATTTTAGCAAGTTGAGGACCAACAGTTTGATTATACATTTGTTGTTCTTCAAGAGTAAGTTCTTCTTTTTGTTTATACTTTTGTTTTTCTTTTTCAATCTCTAAATTAAGATTGTCAATTCTTTTTTTATTGTCAAGTACTTCTTTTTTAAATCCAAAGTCTTTCCAAAGAGTAGTACCATTAGGATTAACAGCAGATCTTAAATTAGAATCTTGAAAGTATGCTGCATTTTCTTGATGAACACCCTTAATTTCTTTTTCTAATTGACGAATACTACTACTAATCTGCTCATTACCTAAGGCAGTTTGTTCAGTATAACGTCTAAACTTTTCTTTTAAAGCAGGATTAATACCTAGTTTATTAAATTCTTTTTCAAGTTGAGCAACAATAGTTTCATCTGCTTTTTTAATATCAGTAAGAGTATAAAGAGAATCTGCTAATTCTTTTGAACTAGTTGCAGATTTAGGAACAGTAAGTTCACCTACTATCTCTTTATTAAGTTGTTCAGAAGCAGTTTTTTTAGGATCTACTTTCCATTGAGAAGTATAACCTAAGTCTGCTTTAGTAGTTGTTTCATATTTAATTTGTTCTTTAGCAGAAGGAGTAGTTAGTTTATCATAAACAATATCTTTAACTTTACCCACACCAGGAATACCAACAATCATTGCTGTATCTATAACTAGTTTAGTTCCTTCTTTAGGAATACCAAACTTAGTTTCACCCTTTTCAGCAACCCAATCAATCTTTTCACCTAAAGTTTGTAACCCTTGATTAATCTTTGAATTTTCATACTCACTACCTAGGCCTATAGCGTCAGCAAAACCTTTAAACTCATCTTCAAAGTTAAGCATTCTAACAGAACTATTAGCATTCTCACGAGCTTTACCCCAATCAATACGAGGTGCTCCTTTTAAACTACTTTCAAAACCTTGATAAGTAGCATCTAAAAATGTATTAATAGCTGAACCAATAAACTGAGGGGTTTCTGCGATAAGATTGGCTGCTGCTAAAGCTTCACCTCCAACTCCCTTAACTATATTAGTTTTAGGTTGAGCAGGTTCTTCTTTAACAACATTCCATTGAGAAGTGGAGGTTACAGTTATTTCTGGTGCAACCCCTACTAAATTTTCTTCTACTGGAGATTGTGATACAACATTCCAAGTATTTGCCATTATTTTACTCTAATAGGTTTTCCGTCTTTAAGTGACCAAACTTGACCATTATCAAAAGCTGTATTAGCACCTTCTTTTAATAGATTAACAGGAGGAGTTTCTGTAGAAGCAGTAGGAGTAGTAGTAGTTGGTGCATTTGAATAAGTAGTCTTACTACCTAAACCACCCCAAGTTTTTTCTTTACCTACTTTAGATTCAATAAGTTTTTGAGTCATATTAAATGCTTCAATAGATGAGTACTTAGGTTTAAGATAGTTAGGTGATTTAGGATCCATATCCTTTTGATCTAAATTACTTTTGTAAACAGTATTAAAATCTAAAAGAGCTTTAGGAATATCTTTATCATCTAAACCAACAGTTTCTGAAAGATACTTTCTAGTATTCATATCAGATTCTTTTGTACCTATTTTACTTGATGCCTCTGCTTGAGATCTCCAGGCACTAGATATATCTAAACCCTGTAGTTGTTTATCAATACCATTAAGTCTATTTTCTAATGCTAATCTTTCTCTACTTTGAATACCTTCTCTACTAAGTATAACCATTAAATCCATTTTTTTATTTATTAGTTCATTTCTAGCAGCATTAATTTTATTATCTTGCTCTAATTTATCATATTTAACTTGTGTATCAATAGCAAGTTTAGTATTTTTAAAACGAGTAGCACTATTTTCAGAACCATCAACTAAACTTTGTAAATAATTAGTATGTTGATCCATAGGTAATTCTTTAGCAATAGTAGTATCTATTCCTTTTTTCTCAAGAGTAGTCATAACATTATTCCAAATTTTACTCTTAGTAGCATCATCTGTAGCTTTAGTATAGGAACTTAAAAAACCATTAGCAACCATACCTACTTCTTCTGCTTTTAATGCATTAACTTCTAATTCTGTTTTAGCACCTTGAAGTTCATTGTTTTTAATTTGAGATTGTTTATACTGGTAGTCAGCACCTTTATCAAGAGCTATTTGTGTAAGTTGATCACCTCTAGTGTAATCACCAAACTTATTAGCTACTTCAGCTGCTAATGAATAGTATTTACCAGGATCTTTTCTAGTCTCATCATCAACAATTTGATTAAAGTACTTAGCCATATCTTCATTTTTAGCAGCTGCTTGTTCTTCTGCATTTTTAACACCAAATAAACCTTTAGCAAGTTGACCTAAAAGAACACCAGAAGAAGCACCTAATTGTCGTTTGCCTGACCCAGGACCAGTCCTTTGTCTAGAGACATTAAG